TTTCAAGTTCAGGGTTTGTTACATAATCTTTTAATTTATGTAGAGATCTACTCAACATAGAATCCCCTAAAATCTGAAATCTTAAATTTGTATCAAATACAAATCTTTCTAGATCAGTCAAATTTGCATAGTCATTGCGATCTTTCTGTAAAGAAACTTCATGCGGCCACCAGAAGAATTCTTCTTGTTTTTTAAACAGTTCAAAGAAAATAGGATATTTAAATCTATCGTATCTCTGAAGATTTAGAGGTTCGCCTAGAAATATGGGCTGCTTAGTATGATCTATATTTTTAATGTTTAGTACTGTATTCATATTATAATTTACATGCACCTCCTGCGCAATCGTTGTTTTCAGATTCAAGTAACTGCTCTTTATCACCGTCGTCTGTATTGTTATAGTACAGACTAACTAAGCCGACTTTATAAGCATACATAATTTCTTTCATCACTTTTGAATCAGGTAAAGTGCCGTTTTCGTAATGAGCGTAATTATAATATACATTGGTGCTTATTGCCATATCGCAATATTTTTGTATTGCAGCATTAACATTCAATAAGCCTGTATTATCTTTTAGTTTGAACGCTAGTTCATAAGGCCAGCGTTTAGCGTGAGGTGCTAAGACAGGCAGCTTACTTACTTTAGATGTTTTATAAGTTAATAAAGAGCGTACCGGTTCAATACCGTTTGTAGAACTTTGTACTGCAGAACTACTTTCACACGGCATGAACGCTGTAAGGGTAGAGTGTCGTAAACCGTGGGTTTTGATTTCTGCTCGTAAACCTTCCCAATCACAAGACAATTTGCGTGTTATAAACGTATCGATAAACTTCTTGTACGTATCAATAGGTAGTACACCTTTTGAATATTTAGTGTGACTGTACTTTTCGCAAACTCCTTTTTCTTTTGCTAGTTGTACACTAGACTTCAAAAGAAAATACTGTAAATGTTCAATCCATTCATCAACAAAGTTAGGGGTTTGTTCATCAGAGTACTTAAATCCGTTTTTAGCAAGAAGAGCAGCTAGGTTTGTCACACCTACACCAAGACTTCTACGCTTTTTAGCAAAGTTTTCTGCAGCTTTATTGAAATATTTTTGATTATCAATTATTTCATCAAGAAAACGAATAATGAGATCGCAAGTCTTTTCTAAATCATTCCAGTTTTTAATTTCTAATAAATTCACAGCACTTAAAATACACATACCGATTTCACCTTCAGGGTCGTTAAAATCATTTAACGGTATAGTAGGATGAACAACCTCAGTACATAAATTACTCATTGTGACTTTATCAAGCCATGAACTATGTTCGTTTGCTGTATCAACGTTGAGAATATAAATTCTACCTGTTTCTACGCGTTCCTTTACAATTAAGGAAAACAACTTTCGAGCTGAAATGGTCTTTCTTATTAACAGGCTTGAGTCCTCTTCTTTTTGTAAGTAAAGATCATCAAAATCTTTAGTTCCCCATGCCTCGAATAAATCTTTTACTTCATGCGGACTAAACAATGTAATATCTTTATTCTGAATTACGCGGTCATAAAAAAGTTTTGACATACCAATAGTATAGTCTAGCTTACGTACACGGTTATCATCTGTACCTGCATTGTTTTTTAGTACAACAATATCTTCAATCTCTGCATGCCACCATTGTATGTTAATAGTAGCTGATCCACCTCTAATAGCATTTTGCTGCCATGCTTTTACTGAGGATTCATAAATCTTTAAAAACGGCACAACACCTGTGTGTACTATCTCACCACCTTTAACCGGTGAACCTATGGATCGTATACGCGACATATCAATACCTATACCGCATCTGCTAGCAGTAGCAATTGATACTGCTGTACCGCTTGCTGTGATAGATTCTTTTGTATCATCAACGCCTATCAAGCAGCAGCTTGCATAGCTTTCAAGATTAGTGCGTACACCCGCTTGTACGGGTGTGGGTAGATTGATTTTATGTCTTGATATTGCATCGTAGAATTTCTTAACTGTGCTTACCTTGTTTGTTGTATATTTTTTAAAACCGTACATAGATATAAGCATATACGCAAATTGAGGTGTTTCAAAAAGCTGATTTGTTATACGGTTCTTAATTAAATATTTGTCACATAACTGTTTAATACCAGCAAACGTGAATGTAAAGTCTCTATCATGATCAATATATTCACCAAGTTTATTAATTTCTTCTTCTGTGTAGTGATCAAATATCTCTTTGTTGTATATACCTTCTTTAACGCCGTTGCGAAGAACGTCTAACAGTCTGGGTGCATGCTTACCACCCCACACATCTTTACGCAGTTGATAATTAACTAATCTACCTGCTACGTATTGATATTCAGGTGTGTCGATAGATATGAGATTGGAGGCTGATTCAATTAATGCGGTGTGCACTTCTCTGGTAGATATACCATCAATAAAGTTTAGCTTAGCATTCACAGCTATATCAGATAAGCTGACGTTATTAAGACCTTCGATCGCCCAGCTTAATATACGATTTATCTTATCTAGATTTAGAGGTTCTAGTTTATTACTTCTCTTACGTACGTTGATTGAAATGTCGCTCATAAATTTGTCATGTATAGATAGTCCGAGTGTGTCCATTATATGGTTTAATTTGTCTTACTCTAGCTTAGAAAGTGCTTTAGAGTGTATTATTTCTCTGGCATTTTAGAAGATGTATTACCACCGCCGGGTTTGCTATCATCCCATTTTTTTCCATATGGTAATTCTTTATTTTTATTTATCAAGTTGACATCAAAGTCAGCTGACGATTTAGCTTTTACATCTTCTTCGCGTTTATCGTTGTTTTTACGCTTTAGTTTATCGGGCACTGGTGCCCAATTTACCCCATCATCTTGTACTTCAAGTACAGAACAGGGCACGCGTATGTGTGTGCCGGCAGAAGAACCAGGAGCATATTCTACTCTGATCATACATACAGGTTCTTGCTCTACACCATACACAGCATCAAGTGTTATAGGTTGAGATGCTACAAAAATATTATAGCCAAAATCTTTATTCAAGCATTGTTTGAGTGTGTCAATGTATCTTTGATCGCACTTTTTAAAGTAAGGATGGGAAAGTGCGTCTTTTTTTAGCAATACTCTATCACCTGGTGTATAACCGTAGCTTTCATATCTGCTAAGGTATTCTGCTAATAGTTTATCAAATTTTTGGCTCATAACGTGTGATTATTTATGCTTAGTAGCATTGTTTTCATACTAAATACATATATGGCAATTAAGATACGTGATTACAGTTCTTTAAGTGATTTAACGAAGGATTCACATCTTTATAAAGATATAAAATTAGATATTAGCTGGATTAAACAGAAAACAGTACAAAACGGAGACAGTAACATGGCTCAGTTAGAATCAATACGTGATGCAGATATATCACCTATATATGATGAAGATGTGATACGTACATCTCTGTTTAATTTGTTTAATACATCTAAAGGTCAAAGATTTTTATTTCCAGAATATGGCGTAGATATACGTAAGTATCTCTTTATGCCATTGGATGAAGCTACCGCTAGAATGCTTGGAGATGATATTAGATTAGCAATAACAAGATTTGAAAAGAGAGTTTCTGTACTTAAAGTGAACGTCGATTTGTATAACGATGAACAAACTATGGTTGTCACTATTAGTGTTTTTAGCGATGCTTTAGGTAAGGCTATTGATTATAATATGCAAGTTTCTCAGACTAATGTGTCTCAACCTATTAACGTATACTCTTCTGGTAGTTTTTAAGTGTTTTTAATAATAAGTATTATTTTATAAAGTAGTATGTCCACACAACCTTTAGCTGATATTAATTTACCCAAAGATAGCTATGTAGCATTTGACGCCTTTTCAATGCGTGAGCTTATTTTGCGCAGATTAAAAGAACAGGGTGTGTTTACAGATCAGGATCAAATAGGCAGCAACTTAGCAAGTATCATAGATATTGTTGCTTATTCGTTTAAAACATTAATGTTTTATTTGAATAGAACTTCTAATGAAGCAATGTTTACTGAATCTCAGATTTATGAAAACATAAACCGTATTGTAAAATTAATAGACTATAAACCTCTAGGTTATCAAGCCAGTATGCTGCCTTTTAGGTTAGAGATAGCTACTGAGATACCTTATGGTAGTACTTATACTATACCGAGATATAGTACCGTAACTGCAGGTACAATTGCATATAGTTTTAATGAAGATTTTGTTTTTTATAAAAACACTAACGGTTATCAAACTATTGATACTTTAAAAGATACGAAGTTTTTAGTACAGGGCAGATTTATTGAATCGCCAGTGTATACTGCTGAAGGCAAAGAATACGAGACTATTTACCTTAAACCACAACAAACTGTAAACAAGTATATTGATCATAACAATATACACATCTACGTAAAGAGTATTAAGAATACTAATAGATGGTTAAAGTATAAGCAAACCAATAATCTATACCTTGAGACTAGTGATAGCTTAGCATATGAAGTACGTCTCAATGAAGATAAAAATTATGAGATAGTTTTTGGTGACGGTGTTAACGGTAAAATACTAAATAGCGGTGATCTTATCTGCGTGTATTATTTAATGTGCGACGGTGAGTTAGGTTTGATAGGGGAGTATGCTATGTACAGAAAACCTGTTGAACGTTTAAGTACTGTGATATATGATGAAATCTTAATAAGCGAACAAGTAAGCTCCCCGCTTGGTATTAGCGAAATTAAATACTGTCTTGTAACAAATACCTCAAGGTCTACGCCAATACGTGAAGCTGAAAGTGTAGATGAAATTAGAAGATATGCACCTAGTGTCTACAAGTCTCAGTATCGTTTAGTAACACCTGATGATTATGCAGCATATATAAGACAGCGATTTAACAATTTTGTTAAGGACATTGCTGTTATGAATAACACTAGATATATGGAAACATATATGAAATATTTGTATGATCTTGGTGTCACTGATCCTGCTTTAATCGATCGTCCGTTATACAATCAGTCAATGTTCGGTACTTCTTGTAATTTTAATAATATTTATATTGTAGCAGTACCGCGGACTAATATTGAATCTGAAGCATATCTATCATCAACACAAAAGCAAATAATAGCAAAATCTCTCGATGAAGTAAAAATAGTAAATACTAACATAACATATATCGACCCTACTTATATGGCTGTTGCTGTAGGTATATGGGGATTTTCGCAAGAGAACACAACAACTAATAATTTAGTTGTACCTTTACAAATTGATACAAGTGTAGAAGATCAAACAGTTATACAAATAATACGTGATCAAAGTGTTAAGGTTTCTGATGATAGTTTAATAATACGAGCACGTGAAGTAATAATAGAATACTTCAGCGCGACGAACACTAAATTAGGTCAAACCATAGATGTAAGAGAGTTAGAACAGCAAATATTGAACATTGAAGGTATTGAGAGTATACGAACAGTGCGCACAGATAATGAAACTATTGTCCATAACGGATTGAGTTTATTAGTGTGGAACCCTCTATACAGTGGTAATGTAGGTATTGGTCGTGGTATAGGCGATACGTTTTCAGTTACAGGCTCTATAAGATTTTTAGAGTTTCAAATACCGTATCTATATGATGTTAACAAATTATATTCGAAGATACAGGTCATATGAATATAGCTTTAAACAATACAGAAGGCTTTGCGCACACCACTCAGTTTAAACTCAGTGAAGTTAATACTACTCAAATAATACTTAAAAACACTTGGGATTTTGGAGACGGTAGTATTTATTACGACACTCCTACAGTAACACACACGTATAAAATACCTGGTGTATACAATATAAATTATAAAAGTATCGATTTTACAGGTACAACCACTTCAAGTACTAGTACTGTTATAGTAAAAAACGTAGTGTATGATGCTATTGCTTTTACAAAAATACCTGAATTTTATGGTGATCCAGGAAG